GGTGGATTTAACTTGAGTCGAACCTATTACGCGAATTTGTCGTACAACACCAACCCGTCGGAGCCCTCCGTCGTTTCGCCATATTACACGATAAAAATGACGACCGACAATGTTGTCATGCTGGAAGCGTTCACTGACGAGGACCGCACGATCAGAACGTGGACCGTGTCTAGTCTTCAAACGCTATCGGACCCCATCACCCGATTCTTGGAGTTGAACGTTTGGACCACCTCCAATTTGGTGTTGCAGAACGTGAGACGTGTCGGAAGTGGTCCTTTCTTCAACGAATACGACCTTTTGTCCAATCCTCTCACTTCGGTGTACAATAACGTGGGTACCAAAACGATGTCGTCAAATGACACAATTATCGAAGTCGCGGCTGGAAGTACCTCTACAGAAATCGAAATACGTACAGGTATGGTCATCGATTTAGCCAATGTGGGGGACGTGTACGAATTTTATTTGGAAGGAAGAGGGTATACTTCGGGAGTACCAATGAGCTGGCATGGCGGTTTGACCTTTGGGACAAACGTGGCACACAGCTCCGCACCGAGACGGGGAGGCGATGCCGGTTATTATATGGATTTCTACAAATATACCGCCTATCAACCGATCGGGCAATGAATACATGTACAATCATTCGATACGCACCGTGACATCCGATACAATTACCTTTCACAAAGAGCAGTTGAATACGGCTTCCACTTATGGCGGAATGTACGCACCTTATTACCGCGCCACGGTGGTCTCCGAAGGCAAACAATTTGTCAAAAATGATATTCGTTTGGAGGCGTTTACCGATGAGTATCGAACGGACAAAATATATACCATTCCAAACGTTAGTAAGTTGGGTAGTTGTTCAAACCCATCTTCGGATGAGGTATATGTCAACGCATGGTCGGTGAAGGGTACCAATGTGGTGGCAACGATAGGACAATTCCGGAAAATTACGGGATATACGCGCGCGTGGCCTAGTCAAAGCCCGTTTGTGGCTCCCGTTCCCGTTATTGATAAATCCGCGTTTATCTCGATGGAGCCATTGACCACCAACGCGTTGAAACATACGTTGTATGATAATAATACGTATGTAATTATTTCTGAAACGAACACGTCAACATATGTTCGTTCTAATATACCGATATCTATCAAAGATGAAAACGTGGGTGATACGTACGAATTCGAGTATGGTAGTGCGATGCCTGCGCACGCCGATGCCACATGGCATGGCGGAATGTCATTGACCGTCCAAACACCGACTAGCACCCGAGCCACCGACGATGACGGTTATTACATGGACTTTTATAGTTATGGTTTAATACGAACGCCATCCGAAGGAAGCATCATCTTCAATTCGGATATGGTGACAACGATCTCTTTAGGAACCTTTGAACTCAAAAATGGAGAAAATTTCCCGAAATATTTTCGAATGAAAGTGGTTTCGCAAGGAAAGAAATTTACACATAACGACGTATCCATCGAAGCATACGCGGATGTGAAACGTACCAAGCTGGTGTTTACCGTTCCTAATTGGAGTCAGTTTGCCTCTTCATGTTCGAATCCATCAAGCGATGAAGTGTATCTAAACTTTTGGCTTCAAAATTCAACCACCCAACCTCAAATAATAATTGGGAATTTAAATAAAATACAATAAACCAACTAATTGGTCATATCCATGAACGTTTTTACCGAATTCCACCGGTTAATGTTCGCATCATAGTAAACTCTCAACTCCGTGTGTAGGTTTTTGTTATATTTTTCTATCAACACCAACAAGGGCAATACAAACCGTTGGTTGAACTCAATGGTATCGTCGGGTAACATGTGGGGAAGCAACGGAATGGTTCTCTCTTTGTTCATGGCATTTACAAAATGTAAATGGATCCTCCACGGTCGAAAAACGTGACCTATATCTGCCATTTTCATAAGAAGCGTAAGATATTTCGTCACATCAAAAAAATCATTATTTGTCGATTGTTCCACAAATGATTCTTGTTTCCGTAGATCCGTATGTGAAACAAGAATGGAAAATAAATCTTGATCGAACGAAATCTTATGTTTAATGAATAATTCTTGTGAAATCTCAATATGATGTATTTCGTTGTATGCATCATCTGAACAATACGACGATAAGCTGTGGTTTGATAGAGAACGTTGTTTTCCGCGTGAAGTGTTTTCGAGGTCGGCATTCGTAAACCCCATATGGTCAATGTCATGACAAAGAAGAGCAATACAAAACGTGAACCTTTGAATGGGAGACATGTTGTTGAACACGTTTTCGCATCGTACCAAAAGACATACCCCGAAATGCAGTACATCGTATGCGTGAGTATGATTATGAAAAGGAACTCCGATATGATACAATTTGTAAATGTTCCTAATTAGGTCCTCATAATTTGAGCACCAAACGATTTTCGCATGATCTTGGAAAATACATCTTATCTTTCGTGTCCATTCATCTTCCAACACACATTTATACATTTCATAATTTTGGAAACAAATACGACGACCATATATAAAATCTCGAANTGATGTAAACATTTTGAATGGTTGTTGTACCTATACTTGCTATACTCTTAAGGTGATAGTACTTACTTGATTTTCACATGAACATGTACATTATCGATGGATTATTTTAAACAATGGAATTGTGGATATATATCAGATTGATTTATTGGTTTGTTAATTTGAAATAACACTCACGACATAACTTCACATCGTCCATCGCACGATGCGTTTGTACCGGGTTGGTCTCGTTCGAATGCAAACGNTTGTGTAATTCAACAAGTTTCGGCCATTTGGATGTTTTCAGAACCAAGGTCGCTTCGATCATCGTACAATACAATTTGATAGTATTACCACTCGACGTTTGGTCGGTGGGTTGGGGAATGCGAGTGGTATCGAATCGTGGAAAGTGTTTAAACTCGGATAATATCATTTCAACATCAAATTTTAAATTGTGTGCGACTAAAACATCGGTTGTTTGAAGAGTGTTGTAGAATCGGGACAACACCTGTTCCAAATCATGTCCAAATCGATACGCATGCTCATGAGTAATACCATGAATGTGGGAATTTTTAATTTCAAAATCCGAAGGGCGTATCAAGGAACTCCAACATTCAATCAATGTTTCCTTATTATCGCAATCGACAAACCACGATTCAACCGCGAGTTCAATAACTCTCGCATCGAACCCTTTGCGAGGAAGACCAGTGGTTTCACAATCAATAATGGTAATAACCGTCATAGTTTGGTGTGTGTATGTAGGTAGTTGCTTACCAAACTTGAGAGTCGTCTTAAAGTGATTAAATTTATTTGGTAATATTAAATGAAATTAGATCAACTTCAATTTTGTTTGAATGTCATCATATGGGGGTTGGTGTTAACCCTGTGTGTATACGTGTTGGTTGATAAACCTAAAAACTACTTTCGCTACGGAACAGAATCCATTTTCAACTCGAGCAGACCGAACTCTAGTANACCAAACTCAAGCGGATCGAAATCAAATCTTGTTCAAAAGATCGTAACCTTNGCAACCGANGCGTTGTCAACGAAAACGACTGAAGGGTCAACGAAAACGACTGAAGGGTCANCGTTGCGAATGGACGATATTTTTGAAAAAGAATCACCTAAAGACAATAATCAATAATTGGTATATGTCGGTGTGTGGCGATCATTGTGTGAAAGATACGTGCGACTCCAAAAGAAGGGCGAATGTTTCGACGACAATGTCCATCGTATCGACACCAAAAATGGCTAGAACTCAAGGAATTGTTGAACAATCAATCGGAACCCACACGAATTCGACCGACGAGTCCATCGGAAGTACTCAAACGAATATACAAGCACGTGGTGCAAATCAAGAAACCGAATGCGTATGAGATTACGATTGAGGACTGCGATGGGGTCATTCGAAGGTTCGGAGGTGTTTTGGCGTATAAGGAAAAATACAATATATTTGCATTCATAAATCAACGGAACGAAATATATACATTGAACGAAATTGGCTTGCAAAAAATACACGAACTCTCTTTGAAAGATAAATGCACGAAAATAACCGCGTTTGATGTCGAGATTTATCCACAAATGAATCGATGGGCAATGATATTGATACACGGGACCACATTGACCAAAGTGATCAAAACACCCGACGACGTCCAAACTGAACAAACAGTAAATCTGAACGCGAACATACTAGACATTTTCATGTTAAATTGGAAAGGGGATTACCTCACGATATATCCTGATGCCTGGTCATCTTCCATGTTCGATTCGGAACATAATTTTGAGAGACACATCATAATCGATGTATTTTACTTGTCAAAAATAAACAAGTATGTTGTTAAATCATACGCGATCGGTGATTCGTATGGAATGTCGGTGTTGATTATGGATGTTTATGCGATGGAAATGATGATGTTGTACGGGTACGCATATGTGTTGTATCAGATCGAAATCGAATCCAATGCATACTTGAGTTCGGTATCGATAAACACCACATGTCCATTGATAACATTCACGTCGAACGAAGACATTATCATTTATATTTACAAAAATAGGCTTTGTATCGCAAAGCTGCAGCCCCCGTATGATATTTACCCACTAAAAATCATACGGGGTTTTAATCCGTTGAACGAGTTTGTACTTGGCATTGTGTATGAAAGTAATGCGATTTGTGTCAAAACGACNCAACATATTTACAAATTTACATTGTTTCCTAATTCTTTAACAGCTTGAACTAAAATGGATACAACTTTAGAGTAGTCGACGGCAAGATACCCATCGGCGCGTTTATGCACCAAACTGGGGAAATGAAGCCCCACCTCTTGCGCGATAAACCCATATTGTGTGTGTGGAGTACCGATTCTGGAGTCCTCGTTCCAATCGAACGTAACACCTCTTAGCTTTTGAACTAGTTGTAACGCGTTACTGATGGTAACGTCGTTCTTTTTGAGACGTGAATCGGAAGGTTGGAAAAAATCGTGTGCGGACATGACACCGGCCCCATCGACAGAGAACACCACTTCCGTTCCGTTGTTGATTTCGAACTTATCGTTGCTGGTGTTCCCGTTCAAATGAACCGCTAATTCATGCGATGCGGCATGGATGGTTCTCGTAGAAATGGAATCCAGCACGATGGACCCCCCGGTTATGTTAACGTCGCTAGAGTCTTGTTGAGACATGGATTGGAGATTATTGTGAATGCTACTAAATTCGATGTTGGACGCGTTCAATGTAAAGGACTCGTCATACTTTGCCGGCTCGATGCAAATGAATGATTTAGCATTATTCGATGTACCCACGTTCACTAAATTGGAATTCGATTGAACAAACACAAGCGTTTGTTTAATATTTTCCGGGGTGATGAAGGAAGAACTTCTGGAGCAAATCGAGAATGTTCCATGTAAACCGACTTGAATGTTTTTAATGTCGTACACGCCGTTATATTTTGGAAGGTTTGAATTCTTGACCAACACTTTCATATCGATTTGTAAGTTCACATCATCCAATGTGTTATTACCATGGTTCGTAAACATCGCATAATCATTATCGGTACCAAACATTTCGCTCATGCTAATCAAATCGTTGTCGTTCGATGCCAACTGTACCCAAACGGAACCAGCATTCAATCCACCCAATCCAATGATGTTCGTTCTTACATTGCTTTGTTCAGTCGTCAAAGAAGGTGTGGGTGTATGGTGCACGTTACCCGTTGGAATATACGACGCAACATTCGAAGCCGTTTGTACATTATTATGATCAGTAATCAATCCGGCATGCTCCATATGCGCATGTAGTTCTTTCACCGCTTCAACCAAAATAGCCACAATTTTAGAATAATCAACCGCTAAATTGTCGTTCAACGTTTCGGTGACCAGGGATGGAAAGTTCTCACGTACCTCTTGCGCAATAAACCCATAACTCGGTCCATTTACGTTCCTTGATTCGTCAATCCATTCGAACGTTTTACCGTGCAGCTTGTTTACTAAAAGCATCGGATTGGAAATGATTGCGTCGTTCTGTTTTAATCTTCGGTCAGACAAGGAGTAAAATTGATACGAACTAACCGTGCCCTCGCCATCCACTTGGAAAACCGCATGTTGTTCGTCCGTTTCAATGTTTTTAGCGCGAACCACAAACTTCGAATCGGTAGTATTGTCTCGTAACTGAATTTGGATTTGATTGGAATCGTTCGCGTTCACATTACCCACAGTCAAATCGGAAACGTCCACCACGCCTCCCGTGATATGAACGTTTGTGGCGTCTTGATATGCCATATTTCCGAAATTGGAATAGGTCAATTGAATGAATTCGACATTTGCATTTATGGCGTGCGATAAAAACGAGGTGTTGTTCATGCTTGCGTCGTGGGGTGATTTTACAAAAATCATCGAATTGTTAATGTTTGCATCATCGGCAAAATCATCGGAACGTACGCACTGAACGATGTTCGCGACGATGGTATCGACAGCATTCACGTCGAAAATTCCATTATAAGTGGAAACATTCGCGTTCCTTATCAAGATTCGGTCACCCACCTGTACGATATGGTTGTCAAGCGTGCGGGAGGTGTCGTTAAACTGAAAACGCACGAACGATTCGTCCGCTGACATCACGTTACACATGTCCCGTTCGGTATTCGTATAATCGACGGCTTTCAAAATGGATGAAACTTGATAATTATACATATTTACAACCGGTGCGTCCGGTCCTCCCATCCAATCATCCATGGACACAAACATATTTTTCAACGTGTCGATGTTCGCATGCGTAGTCAAGTGATCTTGCCACGTATCAATGGAAACAAAGTGATTTTTCAACGGATCAACGATGGTCGATGGCGATGTTTGTAAAAGATCCAAAAGCTGGTCGTCGTACGCCGATAATGTAACAAAGGTATTTTTAAGATTATCGATATCCACATTCGCGTACGTCGAACTGATAAGTTGACCCACCACGTCGTGGAGGTTTGAATGAGTGACGAAATCATTTTCCAGTTCAGAAATATTAACATTCGCATAGGATCCATTGATCATGTTCGTCACGTTCGATTGAAAATGGGTCGAAATGTACGTGTTCCAAATATCGACGGTGTTCAAGTATTGCTCGATATTGGACGACACGATATCGTTCACTTTGAGCGGAAGGTCGTGCTCCTGTACGTAATCCCGTTGTATATTTGCTTGTAAATGAGTCAAGTTTTCCGACATGTTCTCTTGGGTTACGTACGACGACAAGTTCGCCGTCAGTTGTGGATGCGTGATAAAGCCACTGTCGGCCAACGACGAATCAATACGTGATTGTACATCCGTGGAAGACGAGTTGGCTAATAATTCGTGTACCGTGGATATCGTCACGTAAGTGGAGGACAGCTGCGAAGTCGTGGAATAATTTAGGAGGGTCGTGTTGATCATCGACTGAATAGTGGGGACCGAAAGACCGTCCGAGGTGGACCCTTGTAAAATGTTCTCCACTTCTACCGCTAAACCCGAAATCGTCACGTAAGAACTCGTGAGTTCAGAACGTGTAGGAACATTGACAAGCGAGTTATTTATCATATTTTGAATGGTAGATGTATCCACAGAGGCGGATGAACTTCCCCCGGAGGAGTGCAACCAATTGAACCACATGTCGGTGGACACATAATTTTCTTGAAGATACGGTACCGTTACGTTACCGGATCCGTATAACCGAATCGAATCGTTGATAAGCCGTTGAATGTCCATTTTTTGTAAATAATCATGAGTCACCAAAAATTGAGGGGTGACGTTTCCGTCCGATGTCAATCCATGATTCATATTTTGGACATTATCAAGTACGGTTTCGAGCACATACATCTTCATTTCATTCTCCGTCACCGTATTTGGAAAAAGACTTTCTATTTCTTGTTTGGTGATGAAATCGTTTTGTGTCAACCACAATGGAAGTTTGGCATCGACGTTTGTGAACAACTCGGCGGCGGAATAATACTCATTCGATAACGTATCTTGAGTGACGTATTCATCGAATTTGTTGGTTAATGTCAGGGTAGCCGATTGCATGTTCGAGATGACATCGTTCGCATTCATGTAATTGTCAATCGCAGGCGTTGTGAGATATTCGCCAAGCTTGTTGAACAATTGTCCTCCATGTAACGAATCGTTATAAATATGGGACGAAATGGTGTCGTTCACGGTACTCATCGACGACGCGATCTCCGAAGACACATGCGATTTCGTCGGAAATGCATCCAAGGCTTGAGATAAGGTGACGTTTTCGAACGTGTTCAGCGCATTACTTATCGATGAACTTGTTTGGACTAACGTAGAGTACGCGGACAACGAATTATTCAAGGTGGTCGTAACGTCGGATTGTGAAACCACATCGATGGTTGCCAATGCAATTTTCGAATCCACAGTGGACTCGTTAAGGACGTCCCCGATTTTCGCGTACCCCGTCAATTCGAGTTCCATTTGAACGGTCGACGAATATGGGACCAACGCTGCGGAAATGGTAGCATTCATTTGTGTTTGATCCACCGTCACGTTTTGAATCGCGTCATTCATGNCCGCGATCGTCGCAAAATTAGATTGAATGAATGTTTTGGTGTAAGTTGTATTTTCAAGCGCATTGACATCATTCGATAATGCTAACAGTTGTGCTTGCATATTCACATCACCATCGTCCGTGCTTGACAAATTCGAAATTTGCGCATCGAAATACGAACGGCTTACAAAGAGCGCATCTATGTTTGCCTTGCTGTAAAACATCTGTTCGGTTGCGGATAGGTTCGCTTCCACGTTTGCGATATCGTCCCGTATCGTGTCTAGCTTTCCTTCGACCACACTTTCGGTTACGAAACCGTCCACGTTTGCGGTGGGAACACCACTAATGGCACTCACAATCAATTGATTCACTTGGGTGGTATTNGGTATGCTTCTGTTCAACACGTACGAATCCATCACTCCATTTACAGTGTCGTAGGTTACATAGGACGAGAAATCATAGTCGTCCACGTAATTCGAAATCATTTGGTTCACCATCGATACGTTCGCCACATGTAAGGACTGATGAACGTTCGCTACATTTGCATACGTGACATAATCAGTGAGCTGCATACTACCTCCGTTTAAATAGTGGTCAATTTGAGAGGTCACGTCGGCTACATTTGTTAGATTGTACAACTCGACGGTATCTCCAAAGGTGTCATTGGTAATCACATTTTCAGTAGTGTACGATTTATCAAAATAGTTGCTAGACAAATGGTCCAGTAACGTATATTTGGTGACCAGTTCCTGGGGGTTCATATCAGGTACCGTTTTAACATTTGTGAGGTGAATGGTATTTGCTGATATGACTCCATGGTCAGATATGGATACGTTATTGTTTAAATATAAGATGTCTGTCAAGCTATTTATATTTGATGTGTATATCATTGGGGTGGTAATAAACGAATTTGTCAAACATGTATTGCTAAGGTCGTCGGTGTTGCTATCCACGAATAAACCATATGTATTTCCGTCTATAGATGATATATTGTCAATTAAACTACTAGTAAACCTGGGTTTCAAACATATATATACTTGTTGATTGATTGGATTTCTGGATGAAAACTCAAGGGATTCTGTTGAAAGATTAACGTCATCGGTCAAAACGTATGTCCCCATCTGTTATATGCAGCCATAGAAGTTTTTTGGTTATAACGCAAGCTTTTCTAAGACGGTCTTTATTTTATCAATTTTGACATCGAGTTCTTTTATTGATTCAATGATAAACGGAATAAATTCCATGTATGAAAGCATTAGCGTCCCATCGATATCTTGTCCGACCATTTGTGGAAGAACTTGTTGGACATCTTGCGCGATAAACCCATATGATAGTGTCGTGTCGCTTTTCAAATTGTACGCTTTTCCAGTCAATTTTTTAATAGTTTCTAACGCGTTTTTAATATCAACCACATTACTTTTAAGACGAAGGTCGCTTCTTCCACGAAACTTGTCCGCAACGATATGTCCTGAAACTTCGAGCGAAGAGTTGTTCGACTCTCCTTCCGATATGCGAATATTGTAGTCCGACTCCGCAAGATATCCTTCTGCATCCAATATATTAAAAGTAGATTTGGTACTCAAACCGGCTCTTTCGATGAATAATACCTGTTTGGTTATCACGTTTGAACTGGACATGTTTTAAATTACCACCAATATAAATTGACGTCACACGACGCGTGATTCTAAAGCCAACTATTTTTATGTTTATACATGGTACTATGTTGGAGTTCAAAATGAACATCTTATCCATTTCAATGTGCGTCGCTTTNTTACTCACCTTGATGGATACGTGTCATTCGAGAAATTGGACGACGTACTTCCTCATGTGGTTTCATCAATGGTTATTATTGATATATCTCGTCTGTTATCCAATCGCTCGAATTCGTGAATATTGCATGGGTAAACCATTTCCACTACCATGTCCTATTATCTATGACATCCTCATGGTGACGAGCATGACCTACCTTTCTTATCAAAACGTCGATACCACAACTCAAACGTGTGTGATATCCAAATACACCAATACAGATTGCAAAAGACCCGAGTCGGATTTAATGCAAGACCCCATGTATTACATTGGGTTAAAACGAAATCCACATCGATTCTCGAAAACGATGAATACGATAAATATGTTTTTATTGATTTTTTCGTGCATGAGCATGGTAGAGAGAGTACTGAAAATACGATGAAATATTTAATGCGTTACTATTGTATCTATGTTTTCACAAATTTCAATATACCTTTCTTTGTTAATGACCATGTTAGACACATGTGCATCGAGGAATCCGCTGGTGTATGTAATCATACTCCTTCATCAATGGATCCAAATCGAGCTTCTTTTTGAATATCCATATGATTTGTATGTTCAATATGCTTTTGAGAAACACACACCCTTCTTGTATCATTTCGTGGTGTGTTGTGTGTTGGGATATATTCAAATACAAAACAACTCCAATCTAATTCAGCACGTTTCACGTAATCCGCAAACGTGTGTCGTATCCCAATATACGAACAATGCGTGTGGAAGACCTGCGACGGATATGATGCAAGATCCGATGTATTATTTGGGATTCAAAAAGAACATCGCGTTTTACTCGTACATTTACAATAAATACAGCATCCTTATTTTAACGTGTTGCGTTTCACATTTGACATCATCCATGTTTTTACATTTCAAAAAATATTTTGAATATATTAATGGATACCCGTTGTTTTTGGATATTTATGGCGTTCTTGCTGACGGGATTGGAGCCGTGCACATCCACTAAACTATCCACATATGTGATAATATTCGTACATCAATGGGTTCAACTCCTCGCGTTTTTTGCGTACCCCTTGCTTTTGTACCGCAATCGAGATTTTACAATAAGGTATGACATCATGGTTTTCTGTTTTTTGGGATACATTCTTTTACAAAACAACACCAAATTGGTCAACAATGCGAAAAAACCCCCAATCGTGTGTCGTCTCTCAGTACACAAACGCATCGTGTGGACGACATTCACAAGACTTTATGCGAGATCCGATGTATTATTCAGGACTAAAATCGAATGCAAAACGTTACTCGTACTATTACAATATCTATGTTTCTTTCATTTTTACATTATGTGCCATACATTTGTTTACTAAATTGAATATTGCTACGTTTTTATGTACATAAAAAAAACCTTAGTCTTATTGTAATTGACAGTAACAATGATATCTCGATTACAATGGATATTTAAACGATTCCCTTCATTTAACTATAATGAGCACCTTCGTATCGCAGATAAGACCAGTTGGGTACAACAAATCCGACATATATTCGACCATTACACTTCGATCACATGGACACCTCAATACGATATTTTGTTCGGACAACTTTATGAAGGGTACGACGAAAACCTCTCTTTCCACAATCAAAAGCACATATTAGACGTTTTCCAAATGGGAGCGTGTTTGTTGTCAAGGTATCCCAAATTGAGGAACACCCTAACTGAATTACAAGAGTTTACCTTTTATGTTTCTTTAGTGTGTCATGACCTTGACCATCGAGGTCACTCGAACGGTAGCATTAAACGAGTAACCGACGANGGTTGTCCCGATGTGTACGAAGATGACGTGGACGACGAAACAAGTAGTATGTGTTCGAGTTCGTCTTATAATGAAATTCATCACATCGTGACGGGCGTAAAAATATTAAACGAAAACCGTATCGCATACGATGAAACCTTGTTTAGAAAACTCATTGCATATACGGACCTAGCGAGACAGAAGGTCGTTGTGGGAAGTATCCAAGAAGGGAACGATGATCGATCAAGTATGCTTCTGGTATTATTGATGAAATTAGCGGATATCGGTCACATCTTGCGTGATTGGCACACTCATTTGTATTTTGNGACAGCGATACATGAAGAAGGTGTGGTAAAAATTAAAAAAAATGAAATTCCATCAGACACACTATTATTCAATTCAATTTTCGTAAAACCGCTCATCGAATGTTTGCGTGATGTTAACATGCCATTGTATCGGTATTTAATAAAACGATATCACAAGAATCTCACCATATGGAGCA